AGTCCAATATTTGTAAAATAAATTCATTCCATTTGGAGTAGATACCATTATAACTTTTGTAGTTTTACCTGAAGATATCGTTGGATAAACAGAAGTTATAAATTCTTCTGCAATATTTTGAGGTACAAAAGCAAACTCATCCAAAAAAATAACATTATAAGTATTACCTCTAGCTGAAGATGATGCCGTTGATGCTGCAATAACTTTAGATCCATTTTCCAATTCTATAGAGCCTTTATTCCAAGCAACAATTCCTTGTTGCATCCACATAGGAATATGTTCATAAGCAAGTCTAAGTTTTGATAGAATATCTCTTGATGTGCCTGCTTTGTTAGCTAATATTGCTATATTCTGCATCGGACCGAAAAGAACTGTCCATAAAATATATGCAATCGTAACTGTTGATTTTCCAACCTGTCTAGGAAGTTTAGCTATAGTAAATCTATTTTCTATGTATGAGTTTAAAAGTTCTTTTTGAAAATCATACAGGTCAAAAGGAACCAAACCTTTATCAACATGAACAATCTTCATATATTTCTGAATAAAATATATTGGATCTTTAGTGCATTTCACTCGCTCTTCAATTTGCTTTTTTGTAAAAGCAAAAGAAACTCCTGAAGCCTTTAAATTTGGATTACCTTTATATAATTTAAGACCGTCTGGAGTTATCTCAACATTGTTTTCAATAGTCATTCGTCATCTGCCTTTTTAGACATTTTTGATATAATTTCATCAAGCTCTGCTGTGTTTCCAATAAATAAATTATTATTAACAATTTCCTTAGCTCCACTTTTAGCTTCATTAGATTCAATTTTATTTTTATCAGTATGAACTTTCATTAAATCTTTTTGAGCGTTAGCGATAGTATTAACTAAAAGTGATATAACTTCATAAGCTCTAGGGTGTTGACTTTGATCCGCAATTTCAACCAAGTTATTTAAAGCATCGATTGATCTTTCAGTGATTGTATATAAGTTTGTTCGTATGTAGTTATAATCAGTTTCTAAATCATCAGCATCTTTGGGTGGAGAAATTTTATCCAAATCTCTTGTTTGAACTTGCGTATCATCACTAGTATCAACAATTTCTTGATAATTAGAAGAGGCTTCTTTAGTAGAAACAGAAAATTCTTCACCAATTATTTTTTTAAGATCTTCTTCTGTAGCTATAAAAGTGTCTTGCGAGACTTCATATTTTTTAGAATTATTTTTTTCATCGTCACTCATTAACATAGTCCTTCATTATTATTTTATTACTGGCTTGTAAACTTCCTCCAATGATTCTATAGTGTTTACAGATATTCTATGTGTTACAAGAACATCAAGTCCAGTTTCTGGATATCTAACTTTATTGTCATTAAAAAGTTCTGTCGTAGTTGTATATCCAAACTCTTCATCAAATTGTGCTGTTGTTGGATCTGGAACCGAAGTATTTCTTATGACTCTAGGTATTAATTGTCTTTGCATTGGATCATCTAAATCTGCTGATACACTTGAAGCATAAGTATCTAGTATAGTTTTTGTAATAATACTTCTATCAACAACTGGACCGTAAAACATAACTTTCATGTCAAAAGATAATGACCAAGTTACTTCTCTTCTAGAAACCCAATCTTCAGTGTAATTATCATCAAGAGATACTGAAGTGAGTGTTATCGGAACATCATCTTTGTGATTTAATTCTGGAATACTGTTTATTGTTATTGTAAATGCTGGTGTGAACCAAGGAACTATTTGTTCAAATATCTGATTTGCTTCATCTATATATTTTGAAATGATTGTAAGATCCATTTTTACAGTATATGGAACTCCATTATATTGATGATTAACAACCCCAGAAGAATCGCCTTTGGTTGAAATTTGCCTTTTAATTGTGTTGAGTTTTCTACTAGAATCATAATCTATTGAAGATATTTCAAACGCCATTCTAGGAAGTTTTATTGAATATCTTCTATCCAAATCTGGATCTTCATTTATTCTACTTAAAAATCTACTTGCAGGTCCATAAGATAAAGGCACATGCAATCTTTCAACTTCATTGTCGCCAAGTTTTTTTATTACCATTATGTTAGCAAATATTGAGCCAAAACTGGAAACAATTTTTCTTAGTGTGCTGTGATAAAAAGGATTTCCAAACATTGTGTTTACTCTTCAGAAAATGGATTGCTTTCACTAAAATCTATTATCACAAAATTATCAAAATCATCATTACTACTAGAAAAATCATTTTGAATATTTGATGTATCCAATGCAGAAGCTAATGATGCTTGAGTGTTACTAATTGCGCCTTGAATAAGTCCCTTACTTGCATCAAATTCACTATACAAATCTTTTATTTTTATTTCTGTGCTAGATTTATATTCCACAAATTTAGCTCTTGCAGTTGCGCTAAGTAAACTATCGCCTTGATATATAAATTCGCCCTCAGTAAAATCTCCAGTGGCATTTGAAATTTCTAAAACATAAATTTCTGAAGATGTTGCTATGTTATCATCAAGATCTTCAATGCCAGTTGATATATTTTCATCTTGAAATGAATATTGCTCACACTGTAAGTCATAAGTATAAAATTCTCCCAAATTATAAAATTCGCTATGCTCATTTACAAATTTTATCTCATACAATGCGGTTGCTGTACTCATTGGAAGATAAATTAAATCTCCTTCTCTAGGGCGACTAAGTTCAGTTCCTAAAGTTTTTGAGTAGCTGCTTCTCGAAACAGTAAATGTTATTTGATTTTTTATTTCCAAACCAAATTTACTAAGAATACTTCCATCGCCAGAAAATCCATCATAAGTTTTTATATAAACTTCTATATGATGATAATCATTAAATGATGCTAAAGGATCTTCTCTATATATTGGATCAAAATTTTCAAGATTTCTAGGAATATAAACTGCGTCTATAGCATGAATTTTTATGCTTTCTTCAATTAAATCTTGAAGCAAATTCTGCTCTTGTTTTTGATTATATAAATTAAAATATCTATTAGAACTCATGACAAGCAATCCTTAATTAGCCGACCATCATGTCAGGAGGAAATTCAAATTCACTTCTAACTCTTTCTCTAAGCTCTTTTAAACCTTCAACTCCCTCATCATATATTTCTTGTCCGTTTAGAGTTACCCCTCCAGGCAGTGATATTCCAGAATACTTTTTAAGATTGCTTCCCCATTGCATTTTTAGTAAGTTGTATGAATATTCTCTGACAAATTCATCCATGAAGATTTCAGTAAATGTATTGGGATTCAAAGAACTCCATGTTTCAAAAATAACCCACTGATCTGGCCCAATACCTTGCATCTCAAAATAAACTCTATCAGTTTTTCTATTAAATCTAATTCCTTTTTTGCCCCTAAACATAAATTCCCAAAGACTGATATATCTTTGATATAAATCATAAGTTACTAGATCTGTTGATGCCAAATTAAACATATTGTTTAGAGCAAACTGATATTGAAAATCGAACATTCCCCCCAAGTTTCCGCCGATTGTTGAAGATTGTTGTGGAATTATATTTGTAACACTTATTACCTTTCCGCCAAGATATACATATCCACTATCTAGATTTCCGATAGTTATTGCTGTAGATGAACTCAATATTGTAACTGTATTTCCTGTATCTCCAATTTCTACAACCTCTCCTGGAATGAAAGTTATTCCATTTAAACTTTTATATCTAATGATTGTATTGTCAGTTTTTATGTCGTATGCATACGCTTCTGCGGTACTTGTTTGTCCTTTAAGGGTCATTCCAGTTTCAAAAGTTCCTGTATATTCCGCACTTAAAGTCATTGTTGATGGAGTGATTTGATAATGTAAATAACATCTTTCAACACCATCAAAGTGATAATCTCTAAAATATAATAGAGCTTCATCTATTCTATCTTCAATTTGATCTTCATCCAAATTTATATCTATTACTGGCGCGCCTAGTCTTCTCAAACACCAATGTATTAAGTCTTTTCTGCCAGTAACACTATCCGCTGAAGGTATTTGTGCTTCAGTTGTTGCAGTCTCAATTATATAATTTGCAAGTACAGTATCATCTACTGCAACATCATAATTAAAAGTTATTATATTATCTTCAATTGTATAATCACTAACTGTACTAACATTTTGCAACAATCCATTCACAAAGATCGATTGCGTTCCAGTCATGGGATAGCTTGCTAAGGCATAAACTCTAGCAGATATTCTAGTTGGGGTTTCGTTTAAGACAAAAGTTTGTGTTGGTTGTGACATAATACCATTCTAGATTTAAATAATTACATTTTTATTTATATCATTTTATGTAATGATAAAATGCTATAGAATAGATATTGAGTAATTATTTTCAATCTTTTGGAAGTCTTTTTCGCTTCTCATTAGACACAAGAGTAATAAGTTGCGTTATAACTTTATTATTACTTATTCTATTTAAATTTTCTAAAATAGAAGTAGTTTCAGTTAATGCTATAAAGCCAGAAACTAAAGATTCTATGGGCAAGTTAAATCCGTGAAGTAGATTTTTATGAACGACAAAGGCAACTATTATAGTTGTTGAATATATTAAAAGTTTTCCTATAGTTCTAGAGAGAGCTGCGCTAGTGATAGTTTTTCCTTCTTTTCTAGAAGCAATAATTCCAGTAATTAAATCAACTGAAATTAAAAAGTACACTGAAAGAATTGCGGCTTTTATTGGAGCAAGAAATGCTAAGAGTAGAATAAAAGTGTTTTTTATACTTAAAAATATGGATGATGTAACTGTCATAATGTCTTCCAAATATCCGCGCAAAAAAGAAAAGAAATTAAATTGATATCTCATAGCTTTTATTTATAAAAAACTTTTACGAAGACAATGCAACAGAAATCTTGGCATTATTTGCGGCATCTTGTGCTGTTTCTTCCGTTGCAGGATTATCTGGCAAATTATCAGTTTTATTTTTAATATCTTGTAGTCTAGTATCAGTTAAAGTTCTATTACTATAACTCCAAATTTCAGCCGCAGAGCTTCCTCCACCCGTTCCGCTAGTGCTCACTACTGTAGAGTTTGCCGACTGAATTAAGAGGGCTTGGACTCCTGCTGAGTATGCGATTGGGTCTCCGTTTGGTCCTCCGACGAGATTGCCTCCCGCGACTCTTGCGACATAATTTCCTGGGATGAAATAAATGTTCCACGACCCCAAAAGTTCGATGGTGATACCGACCTGCACGCCTGGTCCGAGTTCGTCAAGTCCAGAACCTTTTCCGATTCTTTCATATATAATTCCTTCCTCAGAAGCCTGAGCTAATTTAATTGCATCATACAATGAGAAACAATCAACATCAGTCACTCCACTATCAACTGCTATAGTTGAAGTGTCGAAATTGAACGTAAATGGCTGAGCATAGTATGCCATAACTTTTTTTATTATATAATATTAAACATCTGAGTTTCTGCTTGCGTTTACAGAAGCTCCTGCGTCAGTAACACCAATCAAAGTGTCAAATGGTATAATTGGATTAGCTCCACTACCTCTTCTAACATCAACTCTAGCACTAAAATTTGCATCGTAAATAAATGAAACTGATTCGCTAGTGGTTGTAGTTTGAATATCAATATATGGTACAAATACATCATCAGTAGTTACTATATTTTCAGCAAGTGCTGGACTTAATCCACTAAAAGTGCTTGGGGATTGAGAATAAGATGTATAAGTGTATCTAGCTCCTTTAATTCTAATGACTCCACTGGATGGTGTATCAGTTTTAATAGTTTCTGAAACTTGTATTGATGTCGCGCCCGAAGAAGTGTTTGCTGGCGTATATTCATCTGTAAGAATTTGACCAGCATTACCAGTATCTTCTCTAGCGACAAGAACTCTATCTCCACTAACTAGATTACCTACAGTAATTGAAACTGTATTTGGCGGAACTTGAATTGATCCGTCATGAGCAATTAATTGATAATTTGTTGATTCTGAAGCTAAAACTCCAGTTACATACCTACCCTGTGCAAAGAAGAAATTGCCCCCAGCAAAAGTTCCAAAAGGAGCTGAAACATTTTCTGTATATCCCAACTTTGCTTTAAAATTAACTCCACTAACTGCAATTAATGCATTTCTTTCTAATTCTAATTCTGTTGTGCTAGTTATACTGGCCACAACTCCAATTAAATCGCCAGCATTATCATATAATTCTAAGCCTACCAGACTAGAGGTAAAATTTGTTGTAGAACCAGTAACGGTTGTTGAACTTGTTGATGTAGTAATAGTGCCAGTTTGATCTTCAACAAAAGATCTGTATCTCCATCCTGGTATTCCGTTTACTGTACTTGTTGAACTTTCGCGAGTGATATATTGAAGTGCTTGATATGTATCAGCTAAGGTGATGCCATTACTTAATGTAATCGTACCTTTATATAATTTACTTCCGTTACCATTTCCCAAGTCTTGGTTAGTATCGCCGTAAGTGATTGCAACATTGGGAATGTGATTGCTTAAAACAGTCGCCTCAGTATCCGTAATATTGGTATCTAATGCAGTAGAAATAGCCGCTGAGGTTTCACCACCCGCTGCTAGATTTACATCAAAGTGTGAATACGTTTGTTGCCACTTTCTAGAGAAAGCTGTAACGTCACCACCATTAATAAAAACATTCCCAGTTTTTGCTTTTACTAAAATTTGAATGTGACCGTTTGGCCAGAAACTTGTAATTTTATCACTTTCTTGAACTACATAAACTGGAGAGTTTGCAACAATACCACCAATCGTTTTCAGACCTGAGTATTGAACATTTGCGGAATTTTGCTTAATTGATCCAAAATTTATATATTGTGCCGCAGTGTCGTCAATATTAAATGCAATACTTCCACTCGTCAATAAGTTTAGTCGTGAAGCTACAGTAGCATCTCTTGGACCATCAAGTCTTGATGGATTGGGAGATAAAATATCAAGTTCATCATTTCCTGCAAAAGCTGCATCATCAGCAAGATCTTGAA